TTACACAGTGGAAGAAGTTGAAGCACCCTCTGGAGCTATCTTTAAAATTAAAAAATTATCAGTATTAGATTTTATAAAAGACGGCAATGCAGATGTACCAAATGCTTTTGTTGAATTTATACAAAGCGATATGACAGCAAACGACTTGAAAAAAACTACAAAAGATAAAGACGCAAACAATTTTTTAAATAATATTTTAACAACACTTATACAAAAAGGAATTGTTGAACCAAAAGTAGCATTAAAATATAATGCAGATGAAAAAGAAGATGTGTTATATTGGAGTGAGATAAGGGAAGAAGACCAGATATTTTTATTTAATGTAATTTCTGGGGGAGAAATAAAAAAAGTATAACCCCTTTTTTAGAGGGGGAACTTTTATATTTAATAGACGCAATGGCTTGCAGATATCATAAGTTACCTAGTGAACTAATGACACTCGAGTTGAATGATTTCAACTTAAATACTATTATACTTTTAAAGGCAGTTGAGAGACAGCATGAAGAAAGTAATAAACGAAGAACTACTGAATGGAGTGACATTAAGATGCATAAAGGTAAAAAAGCACTATCTAATTTTAATTTAGGAATAAAAACTACTAAAAAAGGTACTGAATAATGACACCAGATACTTTAGGAGCATTAACAGTATTTTTAAATGTAGATATGAAAGCTTTTGTCACTAAAATGCAACTTGCAAAAGGTGAAATTAGTGGTTTAAATAAAGCAATATTAGCTAGTAGTGCAGTATTTAAAAAAGTTGGAAGACAGTTTATGATAGCTGGAGCTGTTATTGTTGGAGCATTTGCTTTAACAGTTAAAGCAGCAGCAGATTTTGAAACAAGTATGGCAAAAGTTAATACTATGCTTACAAAATCTACTGAGCATTACCTACCTAAATTTGCAAAACAAATACATAATTTATCTATGAAATATGGGCAATCTACTAAAGTATTAGCAGATGCTACGTATGATATTTTGTCTGCTCAGATTGATGCTTCTAAAGCAATGGATTTATTAGCAGTAGCTTCTGAAGCAGCTGCAGGTGGATTTACAACAGTATCTACAACAACTTCTGCTATTATCACTTTAATGTCTACATTTGGAGACCAATTAAGAGACTCAGCAGATGCAGCAGATTGGTTAGCTGCAGTTGTTGAAAGAGGAAGAGTCACAATGGAAGATGTTGCTAGTACTATTGGTCAGACAGCAGCAATGGCAGCAAAAGCAAGAATGTCAATTGAAGATTATGGTGCAGCATTTGCAATGTTAACTAGAGGTGGTTTAGATGCACATAAAGCTCAAACTGCATTAAGAGGTATTTTACGTTCAGTATTAAAAACATCTGATGAAGCAATTTTAGCAGCTAGAGAGTTAGGTGTTGAATGGGGTGTAGATGCATTATCAGCAGAAAACTTTGAAGATACTTTACAGAAATTAGCAAAAGGTTCAGTAGAACAATTAGCTGCAATTTCACCAAATATTAGAGGTTTATTAGGTTGGGCAATCGCTGCTGGACAAGCAGGAAAAGCAGGAAAAGATTTAGATGTTATAACTAATAGATTAGGTTTAAGTCATGAAAAATATTTAAAAGTTCAAGATACAACAACACTTAAATTTAATCAAATGAAACAAACTATTATTGCTTCAGCTGTTGTTATAGGAAATAAATTATTGCCAGTAGTTAAAAAATTAGTTGATGCTATAGCAGATTCAACTAAAAAAATTATAGATTTTGCAGATGCACATCCAAAGTTATTTTCTGGTATTGTACAACTTACTGCAGCATTAGGAGCGTTATTAGTTTTATTAGGTGGGTTGGCTAGTATTATTCCTAATATAGTTGCTGCATGTAATGTTTTAGCAAAATTAATACCTATACTTAAAGGAGTTACTGCTTCAGCTGCATCAGCATCTTTTGCAGTTGCTGGTTTGGGAGTTTCTATAGCAGGTTTAGGGGTGGGTTGGGCATTAGGTAGACTTATAAATCAAATATTTGATGTTGATAGCGCAGTTACAAAACTTACTTTAAAAATTATAGATTTATCTAATTATTTACAAAATAACAGTAATGCGCAAAAAGAACATAATAATGCTTTAAAACAATTTGCTAATTATGGTAAAGATAGTGAAGAAGCCCTTTACATGTATCATATGGAATTAGCAAAAGGTAAGACTATTGCAGAAGCTTCATTAGCAGTTATGCGTAAATTTAGACCTGAATTTAAATCACAAATAGAAAGTTTAGAAGAATTAACTAAAAAAGAAGAAGAGTATGATGAAGCAATTAAAAGAAGAACTAGAACACTAGAATTAAAAAGTAATCTAAAAACATATAGTGAAAAGTTTTATATTACAGCTAAGAGAAATTTAGATAAAGAACATAAACAAAGATTAGAAGATTTATCTAATAATAATCTTATTTTAGAAGAAGAAGAACTTCGTCATTTAGAGAATATTAAAAAAATAAAAGATGCTGGTGGGGAAGATGTAGATAAAAGATTAGCAAAAGAAAATATTGCACATAAAAAAGCTTTAGATTCTATAAAAACCACTAATAAAGAAATAATATTAGAGAATATGAGATATCGTGAAGAAAATACAGAATTATTTGAGAAATATATTAGTGGCCCAGCAGAGAAAAGATTAAAAGCTGAAATTGATGCAACTAAAGAATTAGAAGATAAAAAACTTGCTATAATTAAAAAAACAAATAGAGAAATAAATGCTGTAAAAGATGAGACAACTATAGAAGCAATCAATAGAATAGAAGAAGAAGGGCAAGAATTATTAAAATCATTTACAAAATTAGGATTAGATACTAAGTTAGTTTTTGAATGGGTTGATGCTAATTTAAATAAAATAACAGATGATTCTATAAAAGCTAACGAAAAATTAATTGAAAATAATAAAAAATTAACACAAAGCTTTCTTGAAGTAATTGACCCACAGCGTGCAGCTTATGCTCAATTAGCTGAAGAAATGAAAAAGATAGAAGAAACTGATTTAACTACTTTAGAGAAAGCACAATATTTAGCTAAAAGAAAAGCTGAAATAGAAAAAGATGCAATAGATGAAACATATGATTATTATAAAGAAGCTTCAGAAAGAACTTACAATGCAATATCAGATTCATTTAAAACTTTATTCTTAGATGCTTTTGAAGGAAATTTGAAAACAGCTAGAGATTATTTTAATGCTTTTGCCTCTTCAGTTAAAAGTATAGTTGCAGATATACTAGCACAAACGGTAGCAATGAAATTATTAGGTTTAAATGGAACTGGTGGATTATTAGGTGGATTATTTCATTCAGGTGGGGTAGTTAAAAAACACATGGGTGGAATTATTAAAGCTCATAATGGAATGGCAATAACAGCAGATGAGGTTCCTATAATAGCTCAGACAGGAGAGGGAGTTTTATCTAGATTAGGTATGGATGCTTTAGGTGGAAAATCTGCATTAGATAATTTAAATAGAGGTAATCCAACACAAACTAAACAAGAGATACATAGACATTATTATATAAACGCTATGGACGCTAAATCATTTAAAGATTTTTTAAATAATAATAAACAAAGTTTAGAAGATGTAATATCAGATTCATTTGATGAGAATAGTACTTTAAGGAGACTATAATGGCTACATATCCAACTTCTCCTAAGATACCTTTTTCAGTTGTTAAAACACCTGTTTGGGAAACAGTTATTACAAAATTTAAAGGATTAAATGAAATAAGAAAATCTGATTATTCTACTGCTAGATATAAATTTACTTTCGGTTATAGAAATTTAACTAGTACAGAAAAGAATATTATAAGAGATTTTTTTATAGCTAGAAATGGTTCTTATGAATCATTTACTTTTGTTAATCCGGTTGATAGTTTATCACATACGGTTAGATTTTTAGATAATACATTAAATATAGAATATGTTGCTTATGATTTATATAATATAAATAATATAGCTTTAATAGAAGCAGTTGGTGAATAATGGCAGATAATGAAGTATTAATACAAGAAATACCCGAATTATTAAATGGGTTGATAAGCCACTATAAATTAAATGAAGATGCTGCAAATACAACAGTAAAAGATTCTATTGGAAGTAATGCTGGAACGTTGCAAGGAGGAGATGATACAGAAGATTTATCAGAAGCTGGAAAGATAAATAATTGTTTACATTTTAATGGTTCTGATGATTATGTTGATTGTGGTACTGCTACAAATTGTGGATTTACAACTGAAGATTTTTCAATTTCTTGTTGGATAAAACTAGATACTTTACCAGGAACTGAACAGGTACTAATATCAAGAGGAGTTCAAGATACTGATGGATGGTATCTTGGTGTTGGTAGTAATGATGATATTTATGCTCATATCAGAACCACTACTTCAACAACTGTTTATTTATGGACAGATTCTTTTACATTTAGTACTGGAACTTGGTATCATGTTGTTTTTACTAGAGCAGACAATACATATAAATGTTATATAAATAATGACGATAAAACATTAAGTTCCAGTGGTAGTCTATCTGCAATAAATTATAATGCATCAACCCATTTATCATTGGGAAGACAATCGGAGGGCTCTAATTATTTTGATGGTTATATAGATGATGTGAGAATATATGATAGAGTATTATCACCTAATGAAGTTTCACATTTATATAATAGTGGGAATGGTACTGAAGGATATTATACAGGCGGTATTTCTTCATTAGATATATTAGCAAATATACCAATTACTGATACTAGCATATCAATAGAAAAAATATTAGGTTTATACACAAAGTTAATAACAGATACAGGTACTAATGTTGATGAAATTGCTGTTATTGTTAATCAACTAATTTCAGAAACAGCGTTGGGAACATCTGCTTTATTATATGATGCTCTTTTAAATATATTAGAAAGTTTATCTGGAGTAGATTCTGTAGATGTTGAAGGAGGTAAAAGAGTTGTTGAATCAGTTGTAGGGACAGATTCAATTACCACAACTGGGATTAATAGTATTTTAGAAACTTTAACTAGCATTGAATCTTTACTAATTGAATCAGATACATCATTGGATGATACTTCTTCAGCAACAGATATTATAAATATTCTTGCAATGCTTCCAACACTAACCGATACTTGTGAGGGGAATTCTAGATTATCAGTAGTAGCTAGGTTTCCTGATGTAGGTAAATTAATTTATCCTGTTTTAAAAGTTCCTGAATTTTATGATTCTGATATTATTCAATATGTTGGTGGAACAGAACAAAGAAGATTGGGTGTAGGACTACCTCAATATAAAATAACATTACGATTCGCATCATTAACTGAATCTGAAAAAGATGAGATTTTAATATTATTCAATTTTACACAAGGTAAAAGGAAAACATTTTTATGGATTGACCCTATAACATCTGATAGACATTATGTTAGATTTTTTGAAGATTCTTTAAATTTTAATTATTTTTATTATCAATTATATAATTTAAATGAAGTAGTATTATTAGAAACAGATATAAATTGGGAGATTTAAATGACACTTGATTTAACAAGTTCAAATTTTAGAATTACTGAAGTATATGAAATTACATTATCAAATGGTAAAAAATTATATTTAACTAATTATGGGGGTAGAACTAGTATTGGTGGCGTAACTCAAAGTTCTGAATTGGGATTAGTAGATGGGAATACATATACCATTGTACCTATTCAAAGAAGTGAAGTAAAGTTTCAAACTGATTTAAGAATAGATACTTTAAAGTTAGAATTTAGCATTCATGCATTTACAATTTCTGGGAAAAGTATTATACAAGCAGTTGACTATGGTTGGTTTGATAATGCTCAAGTAATAATTAAACAAATTGACCCAACGAATACAACAGACCAGAGAGAAATATTTAGAGGAAATGTATCAAAAGGAATTAATTATAATAGGAAATCGGTAATACTACAAATTACATCTTCTCTTGATTTGTTAAAAAAGAGCGTTCCTAAAATAATGTATCAAGAACAATGTAATCATAAATTATTTGATGCCTATTGTGGATTAGTAAAAGCAAATTATGGTGTTAATGGAGGTTTAGAAGTAGGTTCTTCTGGAGTTAATTTAGTTAGTTCTACTTGGAGTGCTTATGCAGCAAATTGGTTTACATTAGGAGAAATAGTAATGACTTCAGGAGCATCTAATGGAATTAGTAGAAATATTAGAGCACATTCTGGAAGTAATGTAACATTATATGAGGCTTTTAATTTAGGGGTAGAAGTTGGTGATACATATATTATCTATCCAGGTTGTGATAAATCTGGTACAACATGTCAGACAAAATTTGACAATTATGTTAACTTTTTAGGATTTGAATATATACCAAATCCAGAGGTTTTAATTTAAAAATAAAATGAATAAATTACAAGAAGAAAAATTTAAAAAAGAATGTAGGGAGTGGTTAGGTACTAAATGGATGCACGGTGTCGGGCTTAAAGGTGTAAGAACAGATTGTATTCATTTTATAGCTGAAGTAAGTAAAGAAGTTGGTTGGTTAGATAAAAGTTATAAAATAAAATCATATCCAAGAGATTGGGCATTACATAAAGCAAGAGATACAATGATAAATGAATTAAATAAATATTGTTTCGATGTGAAATTAGAAGATAGAAAAATAGGTGATATACTTATATATAAATTTGGTAGAAGCAATTGCCATGCAGCATTTTATTTAGGAGATAATAAAGTTATACATTCTCATATTCAATATGGTGTTGTAGAATTTGATTTAGAAGAAAGTGATGAAATGAAAAAACATTTTAGTAAGATAATTAGATGGGAAGGTAATAGATAATGGGAATGGCTGGATTATGGACTGCTGTAAAAGCGGTTGGATTATTATTTACTCTATTTTATAGACCTAGAAATAAATCTGGTTCCACAGAAGATTCTTCTAAAACTCCAGGTGATTTACAAATACAAGGCTCACAAATAGGAGGAAGAATTCCAGTAGTACTTGGAAGAAGGAAGTTAGCTGGAAATTTAATATGGTATGATAATTTTCAAGTACATGAACACTACCAAGAACAAGAAGTTCAGGAAGGTGGAAAGGGTGGAAGTTCTAAAACTGAATCTGTATTTAGTCACTACACTTATTCAGCATCTTTTGCCTTTGGGGTTTGTTTAGGAGAAGCAGAAATATTTAAAATATATCAAGGTGAAAATGAAATTCCAATATCACAATGGTCTGATTTAGGAATTACTACATATACTGGAACAACTACACAAACAGCTAATGCCCATATTTCAAGTTTTGTACCTAGAGCTCCAGCTTATAGAAATTTATGTTATGTTGTATTTGAAAATTATAGTTTAGGACAATCAACATATTTACCTAATTTTACTTTTGAAGTAACTGTAGATAGTGACGCTTATTGGGGAGATATTTATCAAAGAAAATGGGGTTCTTACGGTTCTGGTGAAGGAGAATTTGAAGAACCTATTCCAAGTATAATAATTCATAATGGTGAAGTTTATGTTTGTGATATGTATAATAATAGAATTCAAGTATTTGATTTAGTAGGAACTTACAAAAGAAGTATTGGTTCATACGGTTCTGGGGACGGTGAATTAGAGCACCCAACATCTATTTATATTTATAATGATGAATTATACGTTAATGATTCAAGGAATTGGAGGGTTCAAGTATTTAATTTGCAAGGAGAGTTTAAACGGAAGTGGGGAAGTTATGGTTCTGGAGAAGGGGAGTTTTTTCATAATCTTGGAATAACAGTTAATAATGATATTGTATATATAGTAGATTGTGGCAACAATAGAATACAAACGTTTGATTTAGAAGGAAATTTTCAAGGTCTTTTTGGTACTTTTGATAATGGAACCATTCATCATTTTTATTATACTGATATATGTTTTTGCAACGGGGAAGCTTATGTACTTGAACCATATAATTGCAAAATCAATGTGTTTGATTCTAATGGTTCTTTTCAAAGAACTTGGGGAAGTTCTGGTTCTGGAGAGGGAGAACTAAGTTATCCTATGGGAATGTGTATATATGATGATTTAGTTTATGTTGCTGACAGCAACAATAATAGAATACAAGTTTTTAATACTTCTGGTGTTTACCAAAGACAGTGGGGAAGTTACGGTTCTGGGGACGGTGAATTAGAGCACCCAACATCTATTTATATCTATAATGATGAAGCTTATGTATCTGATAGTGATAATAGTAGAATTCAAGTTTTTAAATATATGTATGTACCTCCTTCAACAATAGATATCACACCACCAGAAATAGCTAGAACAATATTAACAAATGATTTATACGGAATGGGGATTGATTCAGATGATTTAGGAAGTTTTACTGATGCTATAGATTTTTGTACAACAAATGATATTAAGATTTCTATTTTATTAGATTCAGAGATGAGCACTTTAGATTTATTAGAACATCTTTGCTCTTACCATAATGGATATATAGTTTATAGTGGTGGAAAATTATCTTATAAGCAAGTAGAAACTGAATCATCTGTAACAAATATAAATGTAGATACAGATGTTGTTAAAAATGAATCTCCACTAGAGATGACTAGAGAATCTTCAAGAGAAGTAAGAAATAGAATAAAAGTAAAATATACAAAAAGAGCTAACAAATATACTTCAGGAATAGTTGTAGCTGAAGATGAAGTAAATCAAGAAGAAAATGGAATTCAAGAATTGGAAGTTACAATGTCTGGATTTACTACGGGTGCTAGAGCAATGAAATTAGCTTATACTATTCTTAGAAGAAGTTTAGCAATGCCTATGAAATACAGTTTTACAATTGGTCCGAAAAAAGCTACTTTATTAACACCTGGAGCCGTGTTTACTTTAACAGATTCACAGTTAGGAATAAGTGCAAAACCATTAAGAGTATTATCAACATCTGAAAATAAAAATGGAACTATTGCAATAGAAGCCACTGAAGAAATTGGATATATAATGGATTCAAAGTCAGCACCATCAGATGATTGTTATATAAGTCCTGATAGATTAGATGACCCGTATGATGTTAGATATCCAATTATTTCAGAATTACCTGCATTAGTCACACAAGATAATAATTATATAATTTCTAATTTTGCTGGTTCTGGGTATGCTAGTTGGTTAGGTGCTACAGTATACGATTCTTATGATAATAATACATATACTAAAAAATATACTAGTATTGGAGATGGTTTAATGGGAACAATTACTAGTATTGCAGATGACAGCATAACAATAACAGTAACAGATGAAGATACTGCATTAAATAGTAAAGATGATGTGTTTGCTTTATTACAAGATTTAAATTTTAATGCTTGCTATGATGCAACAGCTAATAAATATTTTAGATTCGGAGTTGCTACATTAGTTGGTACAGCTCAATGGAAATTAGAAGGAATTATTTGGGATTGTTATGATACACCTAATTTAACACATGCAGCTTCAGTTGGTGATACAATATCATTAATGAAGTATAAACAATTGCCTACTTATATTGAATATGATATAGCTAGAAAAGATAATAATATTTATTATAAATTTGTATCTTATAATTATGGTGGAGTTTCTCAGGATATTGCTTATGTGATTGTAAAAGCTCTTGAATTTAAAGCAAAAGGGTCTGCGCCAGTTGCTCCTAAAAATTTAGAAGTAGATGGCTTAGGAAGTATAACTAAAATATCTTCCGGTGATATTGATTTTAAATGGTATACATGTAATAGAAAAGATAGAGGGTTGGATTATACAAAGTCAAATCAATTAACAGAGGATACTGATTTTGTAAGGTTTGATATAACAATTACTGATGAAGATACAGACACAGTATTAAGAACAACGAATACAACAAATACAAATTGGACTTATACATCTGCTATGCAATCGACTGACGGCAACCCTTCAAATATTAAAATTGAAGTGGAAAAAATAAGTGAAATAAATAGAAGCGAAAAAACTAGTTTAATAATAGAAATAGTATAAAAGGAGAAAGTAAATGTCTTATACAGAAAATATGAATCTTCCTGAAATGCCTTCGGGGGCAGTTGAATGGGTTGCAATATTTAATGATTTAATTACTAAAGTAGAAGCTGGTAGAACAATAAAAGTAACAGCAGCTGAATCTTTAGTAGCTGGAGATGCTGTTGGATATCCTTCAGCAGCTGGAAAAGTTTCAAAGATAGATAACACAGGAGATTTTTTAGGGATAGTTAAAAGTACTTCCATAACTGCAGATGCAGAGGGATATGTATATACTGGAATTGGTAATGAAATAACTATAGGAAGTGGATGGACAGTTGGTGGATTAGTATATGTTCATACTGTTGCTGGAAGTTTATCACAAGTAAAGCCCACTCCTCAAGCAGTAGCTATCGGGTATGCTAATTCCACAACAAGTATAGTTTTAATAAGAGGAGAGATAGATTTAAAAGGACAATTAATAAATAATAATTTTATGCAATCAAATGTCACGGCTTCTCAAACAGCAGTAGCTTTAAATGTTTTAGGATTATCTGGAAATACAGAAATAACAATGGCTAAGCCTGGTTCAGTTGTGGGTATAAGTATAGCTTCAAATGATGCAAGGACAGCAGGCACATTAACAGTTGATGTTACAATAGATGGAACTGTTACTGGATTACAAGCTATTTTAAATGGTGATAATACACAATATCATTATGCAACACAAGCTTTAAGAGAAGATACATTTACAGCCGGACAAAGAATAGGTGTAAAAATAACTACAGATGGTGATTACACACCAACAACTGCTGATATAATTGTATCAGTTTTAGTGGAGGTATAAAATATGGGAAGTGCTTTAAATATTATTTCTGGGGCAGCAACAATAAGTGTAGATGGTAGTGATATAGGGTATACTAGAAATGGTGTAACATTAGAAATGAATGCTGATATAGAAGTTGTTGAATCAGTTTCTAGTTCTGCATCAGCTGTTAAGGCGATAAAGAAAAATGAAGCTTTTTATGTTGTTACTAATTTAGCTGAAGCAACTTTAGAAAATTTAAAAATAGCTTGGGGAATTAATACAGCAATTGCTTCAGAAACTTTACATTTTGGAGGAGACCCAACTGTTCCAGAACATACATTAGTTATTGTTGGTGAAGCTTCTGGTTCAAATACAACTAGAACAGTTACTTTTTATAAAGCTATTTCAGTTGAGTATAGTGGAACAACTTATAAAAAAGATGATATTCTTTATATTCCAGTAAGATTTAGAGTTCTATTAGATAGGTCTAAGGATACTGGAAAGCAATTGGGATATATTGTTGATTCATAATTAAAATATTTTATATTTATATTTTCTTTATTTATATAAAATAACTACAGTAAAGGAGAAGAGTTATGAAAGGAAAAGTAATTTCAATATTTGACCCAGCAAGAGGAGCTTATTTTGAAGGTAGCATTGCTACAGCGAAGAAATTTATTGCTTCCGCTGAAGAGCTAAAGAAAAAAATAGCAACTATGGAAGCAAAAGCTGCATCAGCAGCTTCAGAGGTAAAGAAATAAAATGTCTTTTAAAGAGAATTTAAAAATTAAACAAACAATTTCTTTAAAGAGTATAGGTGTATTAAGAGACAATTTTGGAAATGAAAGTAAGCAAGAAGTTTTAGAAAAGCTATTAAAAATTATTAAGAAAGAAAGAGGAGGTGCGTAAATATGTTTGAAGATAGATTAAAAGAAGCAAAAGTAACTTGGAAGATTAAGAAATTTGTAGATTCTAAATCCTATAAAGAAAACAAACCTTTTGAAGTAAGTGAAATAGATGGTAATGTAATGTTAAATGAAGGAATCGATGAGATGTGGAGATTAACTTGTTCTACTTCTGGTTCTGAATTTAGTAATGCTAATGCTTATTTAGGAGTTGGGGATAGTTCTACATCTGAAACTGCTTCTCAAACTGGTTTGCAAGCTGTAACTAATAAAGTTTATGTAGCTATGGAATCCGGGTATCCAACTTATGGTTCTAGTCAAAAAGCTACATGGAAATCATCATTTGGTGCCGCTGTTGGTAATTTTGCTTGGAATGAATTCACTGTTGCAAATGGCGATTCAAATGGAGCTAAAAACTTAAATAGAAAAGTAAGTGCTCAAGGAACTAAAACTTCTGGTCAAACTTGGGAATTAACCTTAGAAATTGTCCTAAGTTAATTAGAAAAATATTAGAGGAGAGATTAGTGAATAAAGTAAAATGTAAAATATGCAATAGAGAATTTAAAAACTATATTGCGTTACGTAAATGGGGCTATAAATATAGCTCGTAAATCAAAAGTAACTGCAATACAGTTTAATACTGTTGAGCAGATAAAGGGAATTGTGGCGTTCCCTAAACGAATAAGG